CAAGCAAGGCACTCTTGTAGTACATCATCTCGTTCTACGTAGCCACGAAAGCGACGGGCTATTGCACTTGCAACGCTAGGTGCTATGTCGTAGATAGATTTATGTAGCTCAATCACAATTAGGTTCTTCTACCTCTGGCCACACACCATCTAGCACCATCATTGCAATAGCAGAATAGTTTAATAAATCCACAAAGCTATCACGCAAGGACTCGTTGCTTGGCTTAACACCTGAGTCTAGTAAGTTATTGATGCGAGCTATCTTGTCCCACATACGTACACGCAGACCATTAAGTGGTCCACCTGGTGAATGAGCAATGTTCTTTGGGCCGTAGTCGTGATGCTTACGCACCAGTAGATTGCCTGCTTGATCCATAATGCGCCAGACATCTGCGATGAACGCTTCATTTACCTTGTCGGCATAGGCCGAAGCAGTATAGTCTCGGTTTCCATATTGATCTCTAGGATCTGAAAGCCCATATGCTGCAAAATCTGTACCATCTGTAGCCATTCGTCTCTACTCATCCTTCTGTCCTAGTAGCAAAGCCTTCGTTGCATCTAAACCTTTGGTCAGATAGAAGTCATTGATGTCCATTGATGGGGGTAATGTTACTATTGTGCTATTAGAAACTTCTTGCGCGACACGCTTGGCAAACTCTGCGCCTGGGTTAGTGCCATCTTCTTTAATGTCATTGTCACCAATAACAAATACTGTGTCGTAACCAGTAAAGAGCTTGACAAAGTGTGGCTTCCAAGCCTGTACCCCAGGTACACCTACTGCTGGTATGCCAACAAGACCAGACAAGACCAGCGCATCTAACTCACCTTCACATACTGCAATGTATGACGAGTCAATAGTTATATCGCTAACATTATACAGGTGTGCCTTCTGCCCTGTTGGTGATCCATACTTGGGCTTGCCATCATCTAATCTGCGGAACTTATAGCCCACGCAGATACCATTAGCTGTCATATAAGGGATAGACAACCAGCCTTCGTGCATCTCGTGACCATTGATAGGATCTACCACCGAACCTAGACAGTACTGGCTAGCAACTACATCAGATATCCCACGTTCTTCTAGATACCCTAGAGCCTCTGCGCTTATGTTTCGGCTGTAATGTTTGGCCGCTTCCGTCAATGATTTCGATTGCACGATTGAGGGCATCCTTAAACTCCAAGTTCTCTATGTGCATAACAACATCTACTGAACTGCCACCCTTACCGCAGGTATGGCAGAAGTACAGGTTGTCATACGTATTCATTACAGCACTACGTCTGCTGTCTGTATGTATACAGCAACGAACTGCTGCTGACTTACCTTCTCTTACTTCTCCACCGTAATAGGAAACAATAGTTCCTATGGGGATTGAAGTTGCATCAACGGAGTTCTTTCGTTTGCTCGCTTTATGTACCCTGGACCAGTCTTGTGCTGGCATACGCACCCCTTGTCATCACACTTATCGTGCCATTGAGCTGAACGTTTGTAGTGAGCAAGCGTGTTTTCTTCTCCCGCTTTATGACAGTTCTGGCAAATCATATTCTTCTACCGCTTCTTCTGCATCAGCTTCTGCTATTGCTTCATCTAATTCTACAACTTCTGGTTGTAGTATATCTGTTGTTGTGATATTACCTTCTGGTACTGGCATTACTGTTTCTCCTTTAGCCATTGAGTTAAATCTTGGATGACCCAAGCCTGATCTATTGATGCGTTGCGACGCTTAACTACAACATATGACAGAGGGACTTCCCCGATACCTCGTGCCTTTGCGTAGTTAAGCGCCTCAACTTGTGCTTCTCTCCAGAACTCAGGCAGGGAAAGGGTCTGCCTGTTCTTGAGTTCAAGGATGTAGGTTTCTCCAGATATGATAACAACCATATCACCTTCATCCTTTGCCCCAGCTTTAGTCAGACGTTCTGCTATTACGCTTTTACTGCGTAACCATTTCATTACATCTGTCTCAAACTGAGAACCTTTGCGTCCGTTCTTATTCGCCATTAGATAGCACCATATGTACTTTCCTCGCTATTGGTACGCAGGTAGGCCCTACCTTGCGCATCATCATCGCCTATCTGACAAGAACCAAAGTTCACAAACAGCGATGCCCATTGTGAGGCATCTGCAAAGTGTGGACCAAAGCGGTTCTTAACTGATGCTATCCGTAGTAGACCCTGTGTTGGGTCATACCCTAGCGTAAGGATAAGAGCAGGTAACTGACTCACCTTTCCGTGGATTGCACGTCTAGGTGGTGGCATCATTGGAGAACCATACTCGCTCTGTTCGCTTACGTGATGGAGCACAAGCACACAAGCTTCAGTCTTACGTGCCATATCGTGCAACTCCATCATAATTGCACGAAGCCCAGCCCATTCATTATCTGTTTCGGCTGCCACATTCATTAGGTTATCTATGATGATTAGCTCTGGCATTACACCATAGAGTTCAACATAGGCCTTGATCTCCATCTCAATATCATCAAGAGACGGACTGGAGTCAAAGACCCATTGGATGTGAGAAGCCTTAGCAAGATAAGGATCGTAGTAACGCTGGCTTTTATTGATATTGTTTTCGACAGTCAGTTGTGAGTGACCTGAAAGATGAGCAGCAGTACGTATCATTACTGTTGCTGTGTCTGTATCAGCAGAAAAGAATAATGTTGGAACCTTTGCTTTGATTGCATAGATCAATGCGAACATTGACTTACCAGCATTCGGTGCAGCAGCGACCATACAGACTTGGCCACGACGGAACTTGATAGATTGCTTAACTAAGTTTTTCCACACGTCAGGTAGCGGTGTGGCTTTGGTAGTCACACCACCCCAAGCACGGGATAGGTTAAGCACTCTGCTCCTCTTCCAATATTATTCGTCGTTCTCTACGTATCTTCCTGCGGTCACCATCGGTGAGTCCACCCCAGATACCGTGGCGTTCCTTACGGATACCCCACTCAGCACATTCAACAATGTGTTCGCAGTTACGACAGATTGATTTTGCTGATGCAATGCTCAGACGTACAAGCTTGCCTTCGTTTTCCTTGTCAGGAAAGAATAGATCGCCACCTACCTGAGCACATAAAGGAACCTCAAACTCGTGTGGTTCCCGCATTGACTAAGCCCAGATAGTTGCGCACTTATCTGTTGCACCCTTTGGTGCAGCACACATCCAGCCCTTCCAAGGGCCACGAGCAGAAGTACCTGTACGGAAGCTCATCACTCCGTGTGAACAGCTTGGTGCCTGTCCTTCGACGACAGTTGCACCCAGTTGTGATGCAACAGATGCAACAGAAGGTGCAGCAGCACGAGCAGGTGCAGCACTAGCACCTAGATCAGATGCAGTTGTCTTGATTAAAGTTGCAACCATTCCAAGGTCAGCAAGACCTGTCTCTAGATCCTTTACATCACTTGCATAAAGGTTGATAAGAGTTCCGTCAGCTAACTTATAGTTAACTTGGAACTTTGTGTTTTCGTTTGCAGCCATTTACTTTCCTCCAGTTTGTTTGATTGTTAACCTTAATGAATCTGCACCCTGCTTAGTTGGTACGAAGCCAAGTTTAGCAAGTACTTCATCTTTGTCTACTGATGTAATTCCAGCTACCTTGTTCCAACGAACCTGGATACCTGTATCTGTAACGCCAGCGATACCTTCAAGAGCAGACTTTAGTGAGTCCTTTTCTTTTGTCAACTCTTTGATCTTCTCGTCTATTTGTAAGTATTTCATCGCATTGGTTGAGGCATCCTTGTCTTGGATTAACACCTCTTCACTAGCGATACGTTCTTTTTTTAGACCAACGCATCCTAACTGCCCACTTGCGTCATAGAACTTGCAATAGAACTTGCAGTAGTTTTCTTCTCGCTCTGGCTCTGGTGCTACCTCTGATGCCTTGATAGCTTCTAACCAACTCAATGCCTCCAGTGCCATAGCTTCGTTGTAATCTTCTGTATGGACTTTAACGTCCCGCTCATCACCATCACGTGCAATGGCAACAAGCGAGACTCGCTTCACATCATAGCCATTCTTTGCTAGTAGATAGCCATAAGTCTGCACTTGCCAACGCTGTTGTGTTGATGGGAAGTATGAAAGGTTCTTTACCTTGCTTGTCTTCCAGTCAATGACATCGCCTGTGCCTGGTACGAAGCAGTCAATGTGTGCCTTCATTCCATTGTATTCAACTTCTGTTTCAATAAGAACATCTTTGTTATCTGACAAGGATTCTTCAATGGCAGAGTGGATAGCAGTACCCATAATTGCAGCAAGCTTCATCTCATTGTCGTTAGTCTCAGGTTGATCGTTGAGTCTGTACCAAACCTTACGACGACAACCACCCAACTCTGATGGTCCAATCTGTACTTGTGTAGAACGTGAACGCTTAGCATCACCTGCACGTAGTGCATTCAGTAATAGTTCTTTTGGGTCAGTCATTTGTTTGTCCTCTTTCGTGCAATAAGAAAGCAAGTCTACAAGCCTTCCAGCCCTGCTCAAACCAATAGTGTGCAGCGTATTCACCTGTTGCTATAACGTTCTTGAACTCTGCCTCTACATAATCGTATGTATTAAACTCCATCGTTACATCCTTTCCTGTACCACCAACTGTAAAGGCTTACCAGTATTAGCGTCAAGAACCGAAGCGATCTCAACGGCTTTACGGGCGTGTCTCTTTGCGTAGGCTAGGTCAACATCAGGTTTGATAGCTGAATACAGGTAGCCAAGAGCAAGCTGACCACCACTACCAATGCCATACGTTCCGTGATTGCTTTGGAAAAAAGAAAGATCACAAGCAATACGAAAGATATTGCCGTTAAAAGCAATGAGATAATCGAAGCCACCATCTTTATCCACCTTGTTGTAGTCGTAGTTGTTGTCGTTAAATGCTGTGAGAATACTTGGGATAATCTTCTTACCCATAAATTGCGCTGGCTCTTCACCACGATAGAGCGGTGGCTTCCAGTTGTAGGCAAGGATGTCACCAGGTCTAGTATCCCCTGAGATACCAATGAGAAACTTACCCACCTCTAATATCTTTGGAGTAGATGTAGCAAGAGTTACTAGATTATCTTCTGTGATCTGAGAGTCAGCTACAAGAACTGCATAATCAATTCCTTCTACACCTACGATTGTTGTCATAGACCAAGGCTACCAGCAACGGCGTGTCGTAGGTCACGCGACACCTGCATAGAGTTATCATATTGTATGCGAATCCGCTTACCCAGACTGTCCTTACCTAAGTCCTGGAGTGGCATTCCTAAGCCCTTTGGGACCGATTTGCGGGGTTTAGGACCCATTCACGTATGTACCTGTGGCTCCCAGGTCTTTCAGGTTATGGCAAGCTTTGAGGATTCCGAGATAGTCTGGTGGTTCCTTGATGGAACCTGTGTTAGTTGTGGAAATCTGGTCACAGTCCCCTGCCCTGCCGATAAAATGGCATAAAAAAAGAAGCCCACTCCCCGTAGGGAGTGAGCCTCTTCGCCTCGCAGTTACTTCTTACTTGGCCCCGCGACCAAACTCTGTAGCTGATGGATCTATTGCCTTTAGCAATGGACCTGCAACTGCTGCGACTCCTGCCATAAGCAGAGCCTTTGGATCTGTCACACCTGCAAGGAACAGGGCCAGCACTGATGCCACTCCCGCTCTCAGATATGTAACTGCGATTGCCTTCATTGTTTCTGTGTTCATTTTTCCTCCTATGGGGATTAGGACTTTGCACCGTGCAACTTGCAACAGGTACAAACTTCTTCCTTCGGCAACTTCTTAACTGCTTTAGGAATTGTTTTTGCTCTGAGTTGATTAACAATCTTTGGTTGGTTCATCCACCAGAACCAAGGGCTTGTATCATTACCCATATTTCCATTGATGGATATATGCAGGTGCTTATTGTGTGGGTTGCTACCACTGTAATCACGGTCACCTTCTGTTGCACGTTCTACTGACCAGATCTTTCCCTTGAAGATTAAATAATTAACGCGCTTGTCTTCCTTTAACTTCTGAAAGATGTCAGCGCAATCAATACCATTCTTAGGATCATCAGTTAAATCAACTGCAAGGCCTGTGTTATGGTCTGAGTTAGGACTTTGATTGATGTGTGCCTTGCTCGGTAGCAATCCATCTGAGGCTTTCTTCCGAGAAGGTGATATCGCTGTGGCTTGTCGAAGGACAGCAATAGCGGCAGGCGTGGCTTTCTTTGCAACAGGTTTCATCGTTACTCATTTCTCTGCAATCAATCGGTACAGGTCATCTATACGGTCTTCTAATCTTTTAACTGAATCTTTAATTGATGAACCACCATTAGGCTTGAGTTCATTGAGGTAATGCTTAACTAGCCAGCGCACTGCGCCGACAAAGCCACCGATGATTGTGCATACTGCAACAGCTACTGTTGCGTAGTCTTGTGCCTGCATTAGACCGTCCTAATTGTGACTAGAAGTAAACCGCCATACCCTGAAAACCTTTTATCTGATGGTGTGTTGTTTCTAAAATCCATTTCTTCAATGATGCCAAGGTATGACTCGCCAGTTCTAAAGTCTTGAATCTGGATGGTGTCTCCATTGTTTTCTATTAACTCTAGTTGTGACATACGATCATAGGCTGCACCTTCAAAGCCAACCTCGACTCCGAAGTGGTCTGTCTCGTGGTCAAAGCAAGACAATGGATACTGGATGAGTCGCTGACGTGGTGTTGCAGGTAGCGAACGTAGCTGGTAACCAGTAAACAATGGTCCCTTAGTTGAATCAGTACTAGAGCGAGTCAGTGTAAACTTAAAGCCAAGATACTCTTGGGCAGTTTGTGGGTAGTTAATATTGATCTGAGGCACAGCAGACTCTTGACCAAAGACACCGATAGTGTAGAAGTTATTAGAAGCATCTACTGATTGAATAGTAACGCCACCATTAGTGGTATCCACACGAGCTTGCATCAACTTAAAGATTTTAGCCTCTAGTGTGTTGTATCGGATGTAACCAGTACGCAGGTACCCACTTGGTACAAGGTTGGTCGTAGATTCTGCCCAAGTATTATTGCCATTGGTAAATGCAATCCTGTCTGAGTTACCAAAGAAAGCAATCTGGCTGGCAGTGGTAGTAGTTCCAGTTGCAACCAAGTCCCAAGCCCAAGGAAAGAACAGAGAATTAGCAAGGACTATTGTAGATAGATCTACTCGTACAAGTCCTGCTGCT